TTACATACTAAACTCTGATGACAGATACGAGTACTACCATAGAACAGAAGACAAAATCCCCTTTGATCTTGAATACTTTAACAAAATTACCAAAGGTGGTTTACCTAATAAGACTCTTAACATCGCGCTGGCTGGTACAGGTGTCGGGAAATCTTTATTCATGTGCCACTTCGCTAGCTCCGTGTTGTTACAAGGGAGGAACGTACTCTATATTACAATGGAAATGGCAGAAGAGAAAATTGCTGAACGAATTGATGCAAACTTATTAAACACTCCGATACAAAACTTGATCGATTTACCTAAACCAATGTTTGATAAGAAGGTTAAGAAGATATCAAGTAAGACACAAGGACAGTTAATTATTAAAGAATATCCAACTGCATCTGCACATTCTGGACATTTTAAAGCATTGCTTAATGAATTGGCATTGAAAAAATCCTTTAAACCTGATATAATATTCATAGATTACTTAAATATTTGTGCCTCATCAAGATACCGTGCTAACGCAGCAGTCAACTCCTATTCCTACATCAAAGCAATCGCGGAAGAACTTCGTGGTCTCGCTGTTGAAGCGAATGTTCCGATACTTAGTGCAACACAGACGACTCGTAGCGGGTTTGCTTCTTCTGATGTTGATCTCACCGATACCAGTGAGTCCTTTGGTCTTCCTGCTACTGCTGATCTTATGTTTGCCCTCATCTCAACGGAAGAACTCGAAGGGTTAAACCAGATCATGGTCAAACAACTCAAGAATAGATACAATGATCCTACAATATACAAAAGATTTATCGTAGGTATTGATCGTGCAAAGATGAGATTATATGACTGTGAACAGAAGGCACAGGAAGATGTGCTTGACTCTGGAACCAAAGAGGAGTATACTGAAGAAAAGGTTCCTAAAAAAACTTTTGCCGAATTTAAATTTTAATTATGTCTGGAGACTACAACACACACAACGAACAGCAACCAAATATAAACTATACTGATAAACAAGTTGACCTTAATAAGTATGCTATATTCGTGGATGGTGTCACATCCGATCCCAGTAAAGATTATCAATCTTTTCTTGAGAGTCTTAGTACCCTTGACGGAAAGGGTGCCAATATTCACAGGCTTCTTACTGCTGCTGTTGGGATTAGTGCTGAAGGTGGTGAGTTTATGGAGATCGTTAAGAAAGTTATTTTCCAAGGAAAGCCATGGAACGAAGACAATCACGATCATCTTGTTATTGAACTCGGTGATGTTATGTGGTATGTAATGCAAGCATGTGCAGCACTCAATGTATCACTTGATGATGTGATAAAAGGTAATGTAAACAAGTTGAAGAAGAGATATCCCGGTGGAGATTTTGATGTACATTACTCAGAGAATCGATCTATTGACGATAGATGAAGCAATTGTTAAACTTATAATATACAATGACAACCCCTAAAATGGACTGGGATTTAGAAACTAAAAATCACAAATTAGAAAGTATGATTACTGTATACGAAGAACACATTAAAACTTTAGAAAAAGAAAACAAAAGTTTGAACGCACAAGTATTGTTTCTAAAAGAACAATTACAATATAAAACTTTTGGGAAACCATGCTATAATGAAGAAGTAAAAGATAAATAGTTGAAGTAACTTAAAATCATGAGAGATCAATTAATCAAAGCACTTCTAGCTCATGCACAAGGTGATATCCAAAAACATGTAGCAAATGTAGAAGTATATCTTACTAATCCAGTAGGAATAGGTGAGCACTCTAATATTGTAGAAGCAATAGAGGAAGAACTAAATATGATTGCTAAGTATGAAGATCAAGTTGAAGTAATAAAAAAATACTTTAAAAAGTAAATGTCCATCAGCAATAAAGATGTTGAAGTCTTGAGTGAAGCATTGTTTTGCTATTACTTTGCTATTTACAAAAATAAAAAAGAAAAAGAATATAATCCTTCACAATGGTACTCGGTAAAGAATCATGGTGATCTTTCAACTTTTACAAAGAAGTTGGGTATTACTTCTATGGTTAAGAATGTAAATAGCGACCCTGCTTTCACATCAAGAGTGAGTAAAGTCATGGAGTTTCTTGATAATCGTAAATCTTTTTGGGCGAATGCATTAGATTCTCAAATGAAGGCAATCTTTTCTGCGGGAAAAATTAATATGTCTAATGATTATGTTCTTATGAGGGCAGATATGATACCAAAAAGTTATGACCCATATCAAGCATATACTCAGTTGTCATATATGGTAAGAGGTAAACTGGGATTTAGAGGCACAATTGATAAAGATAAATGGAATCCATCTGATGTTTGGATCTTCACAAAACAAGCACAGAATGATCTTTCATCTTTTATCAGACTATTTAAAAGTAAACTTCTACAGGAGACGGAGTATTCTGTCAGGATGATGGAGAAATTAAATAATAAAATTTACACTTTGTTTACTAAAGGATTACTATATCCCATTTCTCTTAAAGCACCTACTGGAAAAGCAAAAATTGTTTTTGAAAATGATGTTACCTCAGATCTTATAAAGGTTGTTAAGTATGATGAGATTGATTTTTCAGATAAAAATCAGGATGCAAAAATAAAGTTTTCTGTTGATGAAGTTGATAACACAACTGGTAAAACAAGTAAAAGGGGTTATATTAAAGGTCAGATAAAAACAAAAACTGTTTTATCTGGAGGTGCAAGACTAGAAATAGAAGCAGGTGGTGCTGCTCGTTATGGATCTATGGGAACCGAAAACTATCAGTATTTAATAAGACAAACTGATAGGACGGGTATTGATTCACTGAATAAGATAAGAGACAAAAAAGAATTTAATAATTTAAAAAACAAATATTGGAATAAAACAAAGAGTGCTCAGTGGTTAGCAAGACCAAACTATGTTGAACAATTTAAAAAAGATCCTAAAAAATTTAGAGAAGAGATAGAACCTTACACTCAAGAATTATTTAATCATATAAATGGTAGACAATGGGATTCTGCATCTGCTGAAATGTCCGCAAAAAGTCCAGAGGAAGCATACTTAAACAAAACGCATGCAGGTGAGGTTGCTGTTGCTGTTGATGATATAACAAAAAATATCATGAGAGATATTACAGTTGAAAATTTATTTAACTTAGCAGCATCTCAATCTTTTGGCGCGGGTGTATCTCAAAATCAACTTCAGGTAAGAATTAACATGCAAAAACAAATGGGTAAAGAACTAGGTGAGGATTTTAGGGGTGTTGAAGTTGATAACTCTAAGAAGTTATGGACTTCTTGTTTTTATTTGGTAATCAAATGAGTGATACGATTGTTTTAAATAGTAAAAGATTTACCTTAAAAGATTTAGAAAAAGGTAAGGCAAAGTTCTTAGTATCAAGATTGGTAGAAGTAGATGGTGCTTCGCAAACTGATAAGAATGTGGTAGTAAAAGGAAAGAAACAACCAATAGTAGAAGCAGTTTTGAATTTACTTATCAAAGATTTAAAGGTTGAAGATGATGCAACTGTTAATAAGGGTAAAAGATTTTATTATCTTGATTATAAAGAGAAGGTAGATGATATAGTAGATAAAATGATTAAAAGTTTGAATAAAATATTTGGTGCACAAAAAATAGGTGGAGGATCAGCATCAATAATTGGTGTAAGACTTGGCACTCAATTTATGTCTGGTGGAAAATCAAAAGAATTTTCAAAGGAAACATTAAAATTTAGAATTATAAAAGAGTCTCAAGGTGGTGTCATACCAACTGCAATACAAGAGAGTGGTACTACAATTATATTCAACCAAGTCTTAAGACATAATACGGAGTATAAAGATAGAGATGCGATCATGAAACATCCTGACACAAGTAAATCACTAAGAAGAGTTTTTGGATCTTATGAAGATAGATTGATTGATTGGACTCATACTTACTTTGAACAACAACAAGCATTTTTAAGTAAGTATAAAAGTGTTAAGTGGGATGAATTTGAATATGAGGGCGATAACTTCGTCAAATTTTTTAAAAAAGTAGCATCAGGTATTAATGAAAAATTTAAACCTCTAAAACCTGCAGGAACTTATGAAACATGGAACCCATCTGATATATGGGCAGTATATGATAAACCTAAAGTGCAACAAGAAATCAAAGATGAGTTGGGCCAGAAAAAAAATATGAAAAGTTTGATCGAGCTGAATGCTCTTCTTACAAATTTGTTTGTAAAAAATCAACTTGTTGGTATTTCTCTTAAGAAAATATCTCCCGATAGGACTTTTAAAAAGGGTAGTGTTACAATTAAATTAGTTAACTTAGATACTACAAATCTAAAGATTGCACAGATTGAAAAATATAAAAAGTCAGATATATTTTTTGAAATTAATAATATATTTACTGATAAGGTCATAACAAATACAGTTAAGTATGGAGTTTCAGCAGATTATAAGTTATTAGTTATCAAGGCTGGAAGTCGAAGTTCATCAACTAACCTTTCATTTAACACATCTATTAAAGCAACTCCCGGTGCTCAAGGTGGACAGGCACCAGTAAAATATGTCTTAGAGGCAATGGGAAATACTACTTTTACAAATGACAATAAATTTTATCCAAAATCATGTTCAGAATTTACTAGTAATAGTTCAAAATATACTATTGAAAAACACTACAAAGTGTGGTATAATTTTCTTAAACCATACTTTAAACAACCAAAAGATTTTGATCATTTTAGAAATTATATGTATGATCTATTTAAAACAGAACCCTTCATTGCACAAAGTAAGTTAATGACTTTACATTTTTTCTATGAAACATTACGAATTCATAACACAGATCCAGAGTTCTGGACAGATGTTTTATATCTAGGCTTGAAGGTCGGAGATAGATTCGCACCTCATAGTAAAATATCTTAGAAGAACAATGATTAACATCGATGAACTCATTCGATCTTTTGAATCAGAATCAAAAAACAGAAAACAGAAGTACAATGACTTCTTATATTTCTGCTATCAATCCTTCGACAAATTAATTAAAGATAAAAAGCACAAACGAAACAAACATAAATATAAAGATATGAGACAAAAGTTAATAAACTATCTGATCGCAAACGAAAATACGATCACGATGAAACTTTGCAGATGAAATCACTTTTCCAATTTTTATCAGAATCAAATGCTGTCCAACAGGCCACACGTATGGGTCTGAAGAGTGATGGTCATGGAGGATGGTACGATAATAAGGGAGAGTTCATTGCAAAAACTGAAAAAGGAACATTAAAGTTCTTCAATAAGAGACAGAAAATTGGAGCACAAGATCCACGACAATCTGAAAAAGAAAAGAATATATCAGTAGGTACATCTGCCGAACCTACAGCAGAACCAACAATGACAATGCAACCCCCAGAGGTTGAGAAAACAAAAGGAACTCTGACGATTGCATTTGGTCGTTTTAATCCACCAACAACAGGTCATGAAAAATTATTAGATACTGTGGCATCATCTTCTGATGATAATGATTATATGATCATTCCTTCAAGAACTCAGGATAAGAAAAAGAATCCATTAGATGCCGATACAAAGGTATCTGTAATGCAGAAGATGTTTCCAAAACATAAGGATAAGATTGTAAATGATGCAAACAATAAAACAATCTTTGATGTATTGAAGAAAGCACATACTGATGGATATGCAAATGTTCGTATACTTGGTGGAGCAGATCGTGTTAAAGAATTTGAAAAATTAACAAGTAATTATAATGGGAAGTTGTATAACTTTGATAATGTTGAAGTTGTATCAGCAGGTGCTCGTGATCCAGATTCTGATGATGTAACAGGAATGTCTGCATCAAAACAGAGAAAGGCAGCAGCAGAAGGAGATATCAAAACATTCATGAAAGGTGTACCCAAATCACTAAGTCAAAAAGATGCAGAAGAATTATTCAAGAAGATAAGAACTGCAATGAATATTAAAGAAGGTTTTAACATGTGGGAGATTGCTCCGAAGTTTGATTGGAAAGGTCTTCGTGATAATTATGTACAAGAAAAAATATATCGTGTTGGTCAGATGGTAGAGAACATGAATAATGGACTAGTTGGTCGTATCATTCGTCGTGGTGCGAATCATTTAATATGTGTAACTGAAGAGAATCTAATGTTTAAATCATGGATTAAAGATGTATCAGAATCAATCGTAAATGGAACAACACAGTCTGGTGTTCCTGCAAATCAACGTGAAGTTGGTACTGATGCACATCGTAAGTATGCCGAAACTATGGTTCCCGGAAGTAGTTACGGACGACACTTTATAAATAAATATAGAAAAAAATCCAAATAATAAATTAATGGACAAACCAGTGGCAGCTCCTGCAGTAGGGGCAAAGGAAAAAATCGATAAACAGGCGAGACAACTTGCATACGATACACGCTATAAAGTAAAGCAAAGTATGAAAGCAAAGTCGGGTGGTCGTGTGGATCCTGCTGCAATGAGAAAGGCATTTATATCACAACTTGCAAAGTCACCATCTGCACCTGCTGTAAAGGCAAGAGCAAAACAGATGCTTATGGGTGAAGGTTATATTGATGTTAAGGATTTAGTTAAAGGACATACTGCAAACGCATTGTTTAAAGTATTCGTAGAGCATCATAAGAAAGATGCAGATGGTAATACAATTCCACATGAAGATGAAGAGATAACTGAAGCAAAAGATGAGAAGACTTTTAAGGTAAGAGTCACTGATAAGAAGACAGGTAATTCATATGTAAGAATGGCAAGTCGTGCAAAGATTTCTGATCTTCGTAGTAATCCAAATATCTCATCTGTTGAGATGACAAACTATGGTGAACCTACTAAATCCGAAAAGTATAAAGGTAAATCAACTGCAAAAGCAAAGCAAGGTTTAGATCCAGTTGGAAAAGAAGATGGTGATGTAGACAATGATGGTGATAAGGATAGTTCTGATAAGTATCTTATGAAACGTCGTAAAGCTATTGGTAAAGCAATTGCTTCAAGTGAAGATAAAGTATGGACTGATTTCAAAGGTCTTGTTGAAAAGAAAGAATCAGAAGAAAAGAAAATCACAGGTGAAGGTGTTAATAACAAGAAACTTATTAAAGTTTTTCCTGATGAAGTCAGAGAAGAGATGGAGAAAAAGGAAGAACCAAAACAAGATGTTGGTTTAAAACAGAAGCAAAGAAAAGCAAACATGGCGAAGAAGCAGGTTCTTATGAAGAAAATGCAAGCAGTTCGTATGGGTGCTGGTGATCAGATTATGGCATCTAAAGAAGCAGATGGCGATTTGGTTGATGAGGGAATGTTAGTTAATGTTGCCAAAGGTGTAGAGACTGGTGTTAAAAAGTTTAACAAGTTTGATGATAGAATTACTAAGGCAGCGGGTAAAAAGGTAAAGAAGGTTGCTAAGAAAGCTGGTATGGCAGTGCTTCGTGGAACTGCTGGTGCAGTTGGTGGTGCAATCAAAGGTGCTGGACAAGGTGCAATGAAAGGTATCAAGAAGGGATTAAAAGAAGAAGAGATGATGAAACCAGAAATGGATACTAAACCAAAGTCTAAAAAGGAAAAGACTGAAGAAGATGATCCAAGATCAATGCCTACAAAGATTAACTTAGCAAAGAATAAGTTAAGAGCAATGGGTCTTAACATGGGTTATGAACATGATAAAGGACTTCTTGATGCTTACATGAAAGTCCATAACAACATTGAAGAGGATGCTGATACAGTTTCTGACAAAGCATATGATAGAGCAAAGACATTGGGTGCTAGAAGAAGAAGTTCTGCTCAACATAGAAAAATGGGTTCAGGTGTTGGTAAGAATGAAAGAGCAGGTTATAACTTATCACAATCACAGAAAAGTCGTAACCGATCAACAGAAACTCAATCTGGTAATCAAACAGGTGGTGGTGCTAAATCTTTTGGATTTGCCAGAGACAAGAGCAACCCTATAAAATCTAAGAGTGTTGGTGATTCTGGTGCTGTTGGACATCGTAAAAAGAGAGATGAGAAGGTTACTACTAAAAAGGATGGAAAGACACCTTTGAAGACTCCTCGTTACAAATTGAGTATGGGTAAAAGGGTAGATCATCATAGTTCTAGAAGACAAGAATTAAAAGATCCTAAAAAGAATCTAAAGCATACTGCAAATAAATGAAAACTTTTAAAGAGTTCATAAGTGAAGAAGGGTATGATGTCGCAAGAGATCAAGGAAGGGTAAAACCATCTAAGGACAAGAAAGATGCGACTACCATGCCACCAAGTAAAGAAATGAAAAAGACTCAGAAGATAAATAAAGGCCCTTCTGCTTTTGAACGTGTTAAAGCGAAGTATGGCAAGTCTGTCATGGACATGAAGTAATGCCCGCTTTATCAAAGAAGCAACAAAGATTTTTTGGAATCGTTCGCGCCATTCAAAAAGGCGAACAAGCACCAACTACACCTGAGACTGCAAAGGCAGCTTCAGACATGAAAAAAACTGATGTAAAAAAATTTGCATCAACCAAACACAAAGGTTTACCTAATAAAAAAGTCACTACAGAAGAAATTAAGTTAAACCGTAAGATTTCATTCCCTCAAATGCAAGAACGTATTAGGGATGCGAAGGAAAGAGCAAGAGCAAAAAAGAAAGAAAAAGATCAAATTTCTATGGACTCCAAGAGACACGGAGTTAAATTCTACGACAAGAAAGGATCTGGAAGAATCAAGAAAGGCAGAAAAATATACGATTGATTATATATAGAGTGAGTTCAATATAATACAATGCTCTCTTTTTTACTACCATTCGCATCAAAAATTATTAAAGATGCTGTCGATAAGATCCCAGAAGACTCAGAACTGGGAGAGAAACTTATTGACTTATGCCTCGTTATTCTTGGAAAAGCAGTTAAGCTTACTAAGACTGACATGGATGATAAGTTACTCGAAACAGTCACTGCGGCTATCAAAGCAAGATAAAGATCTGTAATTTTTATAAATATCATTATAAAGATTATAGGTACAACACATGTCTCTTTGGGGAGCAAGTGACTCAGATGAGTCAAAACCTAAGAATTTGACTACAGCTGAGAAGAAACTGGTATTTGCTAACGCAAGCGGATGGGTTCTCGAAGCTGGATCAGCTCTTAGTGGAAACGATAATACAAGTGCAACACCAGAAGTTCTTGTAGCGATAGGTGGATTGGCAACCAGTATTGGTTCTGCTGATATCACAGAGATTGAATTTAAATCAACAGCATTTGATAAGTCAGATGGTGGTAACATTGATATGTTAGTTAGATTCAACGAACCAGTTACTGTTACAGGTACACCACAGTTCTTAGTTACTAACAATACATCATCTTCTAGAAATATCACATGTAACTACTTGTCTGGATCAGGTACAAACGAACTTACTTTCAGAAAGGTAATTAATGCAGCTGCTGCTGACACTAACGCAAATGATGTTCTAAAGGTTGTAGCAAACCCAGTTTCATTGAACAGTGGAACAATTAAGGATACAGGAACAAACACCGCATCCACAATTACTAGTTCGGTTGCAAAAGGAACTGCTGCTGGAACATTAACAGTTGCTGCATAAATATTGCAGGATGACTTAAACATATGAGATTTGATGAATTGAATGATGACAATTATTTGTTATTCGCTATAAAATTTTACAACAATCCGCATGCTCTTACCAAAGATGACTTTGAGGATGATTTGAAGCGAATCAAATATGTCAAAAGACTTCTAAAAAGATATAAAAACACAGGGGTGCTGAAAACTCATCTGATATTGAACCACCTTACCGTGCTGTTCAATGTATTTGATGACGCAGCAACACCTCTTTTGTTTTATAATTTAGAAGAAGACTTATGGCCACCGATTAAAAGTTTCTTAATATTTTTAAATCGTGTACCTGAATATCCAAAATCTCATGTGCATGGCATACCTGAAGACAAGAATTGTACTTCAGAACTACACTCAGTCTAATGAATATTGATAAGATCATATCTATTGTAAAGACTCTTCGTGAGGAAGCAGCGATGGCTGCACCTACGAATAATGTTGGTGGTGGTCAAATTGCTGGTACAAGAGAAGCAGGAGATGATCCACCTGTAAAGAAAAAGAAAAGATACATCTACAACGGTAGGGGATCAAGAAAAATGTGGTTAGCGAACAAGAAATAATAAATAAATTGGAAGTAAAAATACTCAATGTGGACGACAATACAAACGTTAACGCTGCTATATTAGAAAGACTGGAGAAAGTTGTTCAATCTCTACAGGAAAACTCTGTAAAGATGGGGCAACTTCTTGCTGTTCATGATGAGAAACTAACGAAGCAAGATCGTATTGATGCAGTATTATTTGAAAAGATTGAGCAGGTAGACGAGAAATTAGATCGTCATGCAGAGACAATCAAGAAAGGATGTGAGAGAGATATAAGACTTGTAGACAACCGTTTGAGGTTAATGGAGAAGAAAATGTGGTCAATATTCGGTGGTCTTGCTATCATATCCTTTGTTGTAAGTCCAATTGGTCAGAGATTTATAAGACCAGTGTTGACTCCATCACCAGTTTCGAGTATAATAGTAGAAAAGTAATATCCCTACATGGATATAATTGATTCCAAGTTCATTGGATTAGTGTCTTCACGCTTACAAAAGTTCAAAAGAGTGAAGGCAGACTTATATAATTTTCGCTGTCCTATCTGTGGTGATTCTCAGAAACATAAGAATAAGGCAAGAGGATATTTCTATCAAGTCAAGACAAATACAAACTTTAAGTGCCACAACTGTGGTGCAAGTTCGTCACTGAATAACTTTCTCAAGCAGATTGATCCAACACTCCATAAGCAATATGTCATGGAGAAGTTCAAGGAGGGTCATGCAGGTGGAAGAAACTTTGTGGTGGAAGAACCTAAGTTTGAATTTAAGAAACCTGTATTCCAACAGAAGTTAGACTTGCCAAGAGCATCAGAAGTTCCTGTAGCGAAACAATATTTAACACAAAGAGGTATCGAACCATCTAATTTTTTCTTTGCTGCAAAGTTCAAAGAGTGGGTCAATACTCAAAAATATACCTTTCATGACATTACAAAAGATGAATCTCGAATCATCATTCCAATGTATGATGAGGATAAAAACATAATTGGTTTCCAAGGCAGAAGTCTAGGCCCAAATAATGTTAAATATATCACTGTGATGCTCAATGAAGACGCACCTAAAATTTATGGATTGGACAAAATTGACACAAAGAAACCCGTTTACATTCTGGAAGGGCCGTTCGATTCCACCTTCGTGGAAAACGCGGTTGCTATGTGCGGTTCCGATCTTGATATTCGGTCGTTTGGTTGGAGCGATTATATTTGGGTTTTTGATAACGAACCTCGTAACAGAGAAATCATTGAAAGAATCCACAAGACCATTGATCGAGGAGATAAGATAGTCATCTGGCCTTCTTCAATTGTGGAGAAAGATGTCAATGACATGATAAACTCTGGACAGGATGTATCAAAGGTGATAGAATCAAATACATATTCTGGTCTAAAAGCAAAGATTAAATTTAACTACTGGAAAAAAATATGAGCAACGGAACTAAAGTTGTCAAAAGGAATAGTTCAATTGAACCACTAAACCTTGAAAAAATACATGTAATGGTTGAACTAGCATGTAAAGGACTTGCAGGTGTATCAGCAAGTCAGGTCGAAATTAATTCAGGAATACAGTTTTATGATGGAATCA